AAGATAATTATTCCAATCCAACTCTCTATTTTCAAGATAGGCCTGTGCAGCCTCGTGATAATCTGTGCCTCTTGTCGTCGATTCTTTGGTTACTCTATTCGCTTCCTTTTCACCTACCCTTTGTCTCCACTTACGAAATACTTCTCTGTTATAGAAACTGGTAACTGATGTAATAGAAGGAACCCAGTCACCATTGGGTAAATTATATAGGCGAATTCCATCAACCTCTTTTTTATCTAACTCTAGATCTCCTAGATGATTTTCAACAGTAAACATTATAAAAAGAAAATAAATTACATATTTAAAGCCATTTTCCGTATCAGATACTCTCTTACAAGACCAGAACGAACAATGTCATTAATATTAAACTCTACCATCTCAAATAATTCAGGTAGTTGTTGAATGATCTTCATGAAATCATGAATTCCATTCTTCTCATTTTGTTTAATAAGATCGGTTTGAGTAGCATCACCACAGAACATGATTTTAGAATCTTCACCTATCCTTGTTATTATACTATCAAGTTCATGAAAATTCAAGTTCTGACATTCATCTATCAAAACAATAGATCTATCAAGAGTAGTACCACGAATAAATGATGTACTCCAAAACTTAATAGTCTCTTGAGCCTTCAAATTTGCATAAAGCATATCGAAGTCTGCATCAGTGGCCATCTCAAACATATATTTTACCATATGTTTGTAAGGAATCTGATAGAGAGATGATTTATCTTCATGATCTCCAGGCAGGAAACCAATCTCTCTCGTAGAAACCAAAGATCTAACTATAAAAACTCTATCATAAGGAGTAGTAGAGTCAAGTACATCCTTTAATGCTAGGTAAAGAGCAGCAAAAGTTTTACCTGTACCAGCACAACCATAGGCAAAAATATTTTTACCTTCGTTATAGGCATCAAATAATTTCTTTTGGTTATCTGTTATTGGTTCGATCTTATTAAGAAGATCTGTGTTAATGGGTTTCTTTCTTTTCATTTGCTTAGCGGTCAGGCCTGCACCTACAGGGCCATTTTTTTTCTTACTTGCCATTACTTATTAATCTTTGTTACACGAGAACCAGCAACCTTAGATGCTTGTCCTAGAACATCATTCCAACTAGGGTTTCTAGTGATGAGTTTATCTCTCCACTCACCCACTTCTCCTAGTCCTGCAACACCTGCTTGCCAATCTTTATCCCAATCAGAATTCTCAGGATCATTTCTCCATTCATCATACTCTTTCATAGTCATGGATAGTTCCTTCTTCTCTTTAGTTTTTTGATTAATAACAGGATAGGTAGGCATGAGTTTAAGTAATGTAAATGTATTTAGACCCACTCAAGGGCTTTGGCAACTACAGGAAACTGCTCGTTGAATATAGATCTGACTCCTTCAGCAACATCCATATGTTCCTTCTGAGTTCCATGTGCAGAACGTAGATCAATATAATGTATCCATGATCTTACACTACCTGTCATATAAAGGCGAGTAGGAGTAGCGAGAGGAAGAACAAATCTTGCACATTCTTTAGCAACACCTGACTTTAACATATTTTGATACAACTTCATTGATGAATCAAATAATTTTTCCATTTCCAATTCAAAATCTTGAACTAAAAATTCATCCAGATCATCAGTAGAGTTCTGTCTATTCTTTGTATCTTGTCTTCTGAGTTTAGGTAGAGGAATCTTGTCACCCAACAAACTACTATCAGCATACCTCTGAGAGAACTCTTGGTATGTAAATGATCTGTGTCTTAATATCTGTGCTGCAAGGCCTCTCGTAGTATTTATTTCCACAGTCATAAATGCCTGTTCAAATACAGACCAGTGACCATGTTTAATACAATAAGATAAAAGACCAGAGATCTTTTCATTCTCTTGATTATTAGGGTTGCTTACACGAGCAACATATGCCATTAGCTTTTCAGCATCAGGAGTAACACTTACTAATTCAACCGTCATCGTCTTCAAATACCTCATCATAATCACTTGGGGAAGAGAATGCTTGATCACCTTTATAAGTGTAAGCATCTACATCGGAATAAACCTCAGCTTCTAGTGCATCTACCAGAAGTTTAAGGTTTTTAACTATTAGTTTCAGTTTGTCTCTCGCTGGTTCCATCAGGTTCTGCTCCATAATCTTTTAATAATTTAGAAATTTTTGTTTCTTGACCACTTAAAGTCTGAATCTGATATAAATTTGTCTTCATATACTTCTTAAGTTCTTTATATTCCTTTGTTATCTTATTAACCTCTTCATAGTTAATCTTTACACCTTCCTTTTTCTTTTCATCACCACCAAATCCAAAACCAATATTACTCATTCTTCTGGCCCCACAATTTTCTTTTTCCTTCTCCGAGGTTTAGATGGTTTTTCTGCACCCCAAAGTTTAGGATTCATAATTCCAGGCCCATACTCAATAGAAACTAAAGTAGATGCTCCAAATTTATCATAGTACATATCAAAAAGATTAATTCTACTTGGAGAACGAACTAAATCTGATCTTAATTCCTCCTCATGTTTGTAAGTAACAAGATAAGCATCTGATGGTAGGTACTTATTAGTTTTCTGTTCATCATTACAATTTTCAGTAAGTAATTCAGTAGAATACTTATTACCTAATTGTTCCTTCTCTTTAGCAGTCCAATAAACTTTTGGTCCTTTTACTTCTTGAGTTTTAGTTTCAGTTTTTGTCTTTGCCATATTAACCTCCTCTACCACCCCATTCTATATCGGGGAATGCTTCTGTTACAACTGCTTTAGTTATCTTATACTTATCCGTAAGTTTCTTATCCTTCATTAAACATATTACTTCTGCTTCATCTTCATGAAGACCTTCTAATAATTGCATGAATAATTGTTCTCTCTTTACTGGTTTGAGAAAATCATTACCACCTTTAATAAAGTTATAAAGAATCTTATGTTCATGAGCTAGGTAAGTATGTTCTGTACCTGCTGGTGCTTCATTCTTATCAAAAGGAACAGGCCCTTCTGGTAGAACAGATACAACAGTATCATCAAAGTTCCATATTAAAACAGACTTTAGATGTAGAGATTCATTCTCCTTTAATACTTGAATCTTCTTTGCCTTAGTTCTTTGTTTAGAAACCTTAGCTAATACTTCACTTAATAGTGGATTACTTGGTAGTCTATTGTCACCAAGTTCAGGATGTGTTTCAGTCATTGTCATAGTTAATCTTCTTCGAGTTCTTCCTCATCATGAATGAGGTCTGCATTTTCAAATCTAAACGAAATTACTTCGTCAGGGACTAAGTTACCATGTTCGTCAAACATTTCAGGGTGTACAGGAAAGTAACTCATCTGTTGTTGCTGTACATGTTGTTGATATAACCAACCTATTATACCACCAACTAAGAGAAAAAGCACGGAAAAGAGTGCTGTAAAGGTCAAAGTAACATCTAACATCTTACGCTCCTGTTTAATTTGGGTTTGTTTAAACTGTTGTTGTAATAAATCCCTCCTTGATGGTTGCAACATTAAACTTGTACCTTTATTTATCCGTGACTTTCCTCCTTCCTCTTCTTTTATCTTTTTCGTATCTTGAGGCATCTTCTAGAATTGTATTAAGATAATTTCTAATCTTTCTGGCATCTGGTTTAGGTAAATGACCATATGCTTCACGAAGTTGTTTGTGATCATTGTCTTTACCACCCTTTATGTACTCATCTAACTCATGAATTACTTCTGTCAATTCAGAAGCAGTACTGCTGTTATTGAATTCTTTAACATCAATACCAGTGATTTTAGATGACTTAAGATAGTCATAAAAATTTAATAGAAATTTCTTTTTTTCAAATGCATAGTCAATAGCCTGTTCAACAATAAAATAGATGTCGTCTTTAACTGTTACTGTCATTTAAATAAGTTTTTTTTCTTGAAGGTACTGTAGTGTTTCCATACATCCCCCAAGTTTCTTACCATCTACGGTTACTTGAGGGAACCCTTTTCCATTCCCGAACTCTTTAGTGAACTGATCTTTTGTAAAATGTTTGTCTAGATTATAGACAACAAAGTTCTGGTTCGAGTATTCTAACAGTTGTTTTGCTTTGGTGCAATATTTACAACCGTCTTTCGAGTATATAGTGAAGTTCATTTTTGTGGCAACCTCTTGTTAATGGTTATAGTCTTTGATTTTCTCTTCCCATTCTTTGAAAGATGATTGGCAATCAGGTGGTTCAGGATACTTATATCCTTTAATTTTCATCCACTTATTATGCAATGCACCCATCACCCATGACTGAGAAAGACTCTTAGGCCCATTCTCAAGTAGATCTAACTCATACTTACTAGAGGTGTACGCTTTGTACTCCTCTCTCCAATTGGTATCATCCCAATCTTTACTTACCATTGACAGATTCCCAATCCGTTTGGAACAAATCTAATCCTTTATCAGTAAGAATATGGTTATACATTTTATCAAATACTGCGACTGGCATAGTCACAATATCAGTACCACCCATGAAACATTCAGACACACTCCTAACGTCCCTCAGAGACGCTGCCAAGACCTGTGTACGTGCTAATTGTTCCTTATACAAAGTAGATATATCTTTAACCAACTGAACACCATCAAAAGAATTGTCATCAACCCTACCTACAAATGGTGAAACATATGCAGCACCTGCTTTAGCAGCAAGAATAGATTGTGCAACTGAGAATATAAGAGTTACATTAACTCTTATACCATCTCTCGCAAGATTAGCACAGGCTTTAAGACCATCTGATGTACAAGGTACTTTAATCGTTGCACACTTACCAAACTTTTTATGAAGTCTCTTACCTTCAGAGATCATATTCTCTGCATTACCAATGACTTCCATACTAATATCTTGAAGTCCTACATCTTTTATTTCTTGGTAGACTTCTTCTTGTTTCCTACCACTCTTACGAATCAGAGTTGGATTGGTAGTAACACCATCTATTAAACCAGTTGACCATCTACTTTTAATTAGATCAACTTCAGCTGTGTCAAGGAAAATTTTCATGATTTGTCTTTTTGTTGTACGTTATATTCGATCACAATTTTTTCACTGGTTCTACCAGAGTGATCTAAGGTGGATAGTTGTTGAAGAGTACCACCAAATTCTTCGGCAAGTTTCTTTGCCTTCTCTAATAATTCTGTTTTCATTTTGATTTTCTATTTCTTTCAAGTTCTAGTTGTCTTTCAAATTCAAATTTCATTGTAGTTAATGGTTGAACTAAAAATTGTTCCCATTCATTACCTTCAATTAAATCTTCAAGATGAGCAACATGTTCTAGTGCAAAGACTAGTTTTGTTTCATTGTTCATTCTCATAACCTATTGATTTTATAACCACTAATAAGAATGCAACCAACAACGAGTCCTACAAAGGAAATAATAGTACCATAAGGATGTTCTAACATGTCAATAAAGATTTTCTTCTTGTTCTGTTAATAGTACCACATCAGACGTAGGAGATGCAACACATGTTAAGACATACCCATCTTCAAGTTGTTCATCATCCAAAAATGATTGATCTTCTTGACTTACTGTACCTTCTTCTAATTTCATTGCACATGAAGAACAAGCTCCTGCTCTACATGAAGAGGGATGATCTAAACCTTCTTCTTCTAATTGATCTAAAATGTAAGTATCTTCTGAACAATCGAATGTAGTCTCTTCACCATCAGGACTTTTAAGTGTAACTGTATACGATGCCATGTAACTTATGCAATACAAATTTATATATAAAATCCTGATGGCTCAAAAATAGCCTGCGTATTTTTTTCGATATATTTGAAACTAAAAGCTAATTTTCGCCACAAAAAAAGACCCCTGTGAAGGGGTCTCGATCCATCTCGAACTAGAGATATTTATTAACCAACTGAAGGTGCAGAAAGTAAAGCAACTTCAGATGTCTCAGCAGATGCTAAGTCAAGTGGGAAGTTGTGTGCATTTCTTTCATGCATCACTTCCATACCAAGGTTTGCTCTGTTTAGAACGTCACCCCATGT